GCGGGCCAGTACAACGTGGCGCTGCCGATGGCGTACCGCTACGGCCATCGCCAAGGCGCGTTCCAGTTCACGCGCAACGCTGGCCTGTACGGCGTCAACGCGGCGAACTCCGAGGGGCTGCTCAACACCCCCGGCGCCACGACCGTCAACCTTCCGCCCGACTCGTTCGGCAACACCACGCTCTCGACGTATGACGCCGGGCAGCTCGCGATCTGGTTCAACGGCGTCATCGCCGCGGGCCTGACGCGCATGTATCTGGCGGGCACGCCGATGCGCGTGGTCATCCTCGGGCCCCAGCAGGATCTGCTCTTCATGCAGAACCAGGGCATCGTGCAGCTGACGAGCTTCCAGCGCCCCGGCGCCGGCACCGCGTCGACCGCGCAAGAGATCACCACGGTCAACAAAGAGTTCGGCTACACGATCGAGTGGGCGTTCGACGACACCCTCATCGGTCAGGGCGGCGGCGGCACGGATGCGATCGTCGTCGCTTTCCCGGAGCTGAATGTCCCGACCATGAAGGGCATCAACACGAACGAGTTCGCGATGGTCGCCCCGAATATCAGCGGCAACATTCTGCAGTATTCGGACGTGAGCGCGCCTGTCGAAGTGATCACGCCGATCCCGGAAGGGCTCGATATGACCTCGACCATGCGGGTCAGTGCCGGATGGGTGGTCAGACCCCAGGCGATCACTATCGCTTCCGTACCTCACTAAACCGCGCCGGGTACACAACGGCTCGACGAGAGGCCGTCCGCAAGGGCGGTCTTTTTGTTTCCCCGAACGCGCTTGGCACCTCAATCTTTCGGAGTGTGTACCTCATGCAAGTGCTCATCGCGAACCCCACGCTACTCCACCGCAAGTTCAGCTATCGGCTTCCGGGCAATCAGAACACGCGGCACGTCCCGGTCAACGCGGGCGGCCAGAGCAAACTCCCCGACGACCTCTCGGGAAACGATCTGGATAGCGTCATCGCTCAGATCGTGGCGATCGGCGGCGTCCCGGCGAGCGAAGTCAGCGCCATCAACCTACCCAAATCGTTCATCTTCGACGTGCGAAAGAATCCGATCGACGTCGACAAGATCGAAGAGGGCCTCGAGCGCGATGAGACTGCGCGCCAAGACGTCTCGGGGCAGATGCTCGAAGAGGCCGGGCTCGGTGCGTTCAAGCTCGCGGAGGATCTGCTCAAGACCAGCGGCGCCCCTGGCCGGGTTGTCGAGACGACGCTCGAGATCGTCGAGACGACCGATCGCGGCAAGACGAAGGATGGCGTGAACGCCGAGTTCGTGGTGTCGACGAAGCCGAACCGTCGCGCCGGCCGCAAGCGCACCGAAAAGAAAGCCTAGCCCATGCCGTTCGTCACGCCGAACACGCCGAATCTGCTCGACTTCCAAACGTGGCTGACCACTGACGTGCAGATCCCGACGTCGGCGTGGCCTTCGGGCGGCATCACCGTATCGAATTATCCGCAGTACGCGCTCAATCAGGCCGTCGCGCTGGTGCTGAATATCTGCGGCGTTCCCGGCTTCATGTATACCCTGGCGGTTTATAATTGTGCCACCGCGATTCTGTTTTCAATTACGCCGGATACCGCCCCGTCAACGTATTTTGCCGACGCCCGAAGCACAGTTCCGAGCCCCAACTTCCCGAACGGTGGGTTCGGCTTAAATCAAGTATCGACGGGCCTAGTAGTGGCATCGTCCGATGAAGGCACCTCGGTCACATTGACCGCGCCTACATGGGCGGCTGACCTCACTGTTGGCCAACTCGGATTTATGAAAACGATCTGGGGCCGATACTATCTGGACTTCATCGAGAAATACGGCACGATCTGGGGGCTTTCGTAATGCATTTGATCCCTGTCGCAGTGCTTGACCGCTTCATGCGGAAGGTCGATATCATTCCTGGCGGCTGCTGGGAGTGGCGCGCATCCAAGATGCAAAACGGGTACGGCCAGTTCGCCGATGGACCTCGCGGCCAGCGCCCTTTCTTAGCGCACCGCTGGGCCTACGCGAATCTCGTCGGTCCAATTCCGGATGGCTTGCATATCGACCATCTATGCCGCAATCGCGGGTGCGTCAATCCGCGCCATCTTGAGGCTGTGACACAGCGCGAGAACACGATGCGCGGACAGACTTTACCGGCAGCTAACGCTGCAAAAGTGCTCTGCATTCGCTGGCATGAATTTAACGTGCGCAAGAGCGGTGTTCGAGAATGTCGGACCTGCGCCAATGATCGACGCCGCAAACGGTGAGTCTCACGCTGAACCTTGGCGTGCTCGATGTGGCCTATTCGGACGCTTCGAACGGCGGCAAGGAAACGAGCACGGCCGACGTCGCGGGCTTCCTCGAGGCGAACTACGCCGTCATGGGGACGTTCTTCACGCTCTATCAGGACAAGATCGCTCAGTGGCTCGCCGACGATATGGCGAACTCGATCCAGACGCTGGTGAGCACCGGCGGCGCGATCGATACCAGCGGACGCAGCGGTTCGGCCAGCCATAAGGTTGCGGGCATGAACAAGAAGCGCGTCGTTACCAGCGAGCAGTCAGGCACGTTCACCTACGGCGCCGATCAGAAGATCGAGAACGCCTTCCGCACGTTTCTCTTCGCCGGCGAGATGAAGCGTATTTCGGGCGGCCCGAACCTCTCGGCCGCGGCGCAAGCGGGCAAGACCAAGCGCACGAAATCCGGCTACACCAAAGGCAAAAAGGCACGTCCGGACTTCGTGGATACGGGCCTCTACGCCAGCAGCTTCCGCGCGTGGACCACGTACAGTGCCTGAGCACAGCGACTATTATGTCTACGTCATCTTCCGCCCAAACGGTGAACCATGCTACGTCGGCAAGGGCCGGGGACAGCGAGTAAATCGGCATGCGCGTGGAGACTCCCACAACAGCCATCTCGCTCGTCTTTACGCTAAGCATGGAGAACTTCCGATCTGGAAGGCTCAAGCAGGCCTGACAAACGGAGAGGCGATCAAAACCGAAAAGGCCTTAATCGCTGCTCTTGGCCGTGCCGATAAAGGCATCGGCCCATTGGTCAATTTTACCGATGGCGGCGAAGGAATGGCTGGTCACATTCAATCCCCCGAGTCCATCGAGAAGCGCGCCTCAAAGCGTCGTGGAATTCCGCAACCTGCTGAGGCGATAGCCAAGCGCACCGCTAAGCGCATCGGCATGAAACGGTCCCCGGAGGCAATCGCCAAAACCGCTGCCGCCAATAAGGGGCAGAAGCGAACTCCTGAGCAAGTCGCACGATTTAGCGAGGCTCAAAAAGGCCGCGTTATGAGCGAGCGGACCCGGAGAGCATTAAGCATATCTCTCACCGGTCGGAAGTGGTCCCCGGAATCTATCGCTAAGCGATCTGCAACGGTGAGAGCGAAGCACGCTGCCTTGAAAGTCACAAATGCCGTCAGCCGCTGAAGCCGCCTCAACTGGCGGAAGTCAATTAAAAGCTGCGCTTGATTCCGGGCTTGATGTTCTTTCGGCTGACCAAGTTGTTACATTTCAAAGTTACACCAAGGTGGCGTTAGCGCCAGATTCGAGTGTATTTTGGGTGGCAAACGGCGTGTCGCAAAAGGCGAAGGGCTCGCTGCACTTCTCGACCGACAGCGTGCAAGAACTCGACGAAAACATCGGGATCAACAACTTCATCTTCACCTCTGAGGAAGAGGTCGAGACGTTCAATTCGATCTCACCCACCACGCTGCTGATCGGTTCGTGGCCGTTCCCGGACGGCTCGGCGCTGCAGATCGCGTTCTCCAAGCGTGGCCGGTTCTACGAAGAGGCGCAGCTCTGGCACTACTCGGGCCATGCGGTGTATCCGGCGATGCAGACGCAGATCATCTCGAGCGCGGCGCAACTGCCGGTCGGGCCGATCGTCTCGAACTCGCTGCCGATCTGGCTGCTCCTCACCACGGTGGGCCAGACGATCGTGCCCGTGTACCCGAGTTTTCTGGTACCAGATAACCTAACGCCGCCGTATATCGTCGCGCACGTCGAGCCCGGCCGCACCGCTGCGCTACAGGCGGCGCCGTTCTTCCAGCAGTCGTCCGAGCAGCTCGGCGGCACCGGGTTCTACCAATTCTCGGCTGGCCAACTCGCGCGGGACGAGGTGCGGCTCATCATGTACGGCTTCACCAACGCGATGGTGTGGCAGTATTACTCGACGCTCTACAACTACTCGCTGGTCGGGCCCGGCGAGACGCCCACGTTCGGCTTCGCGGACTCGCCGGCGGTGCAAGATGAGAAGCGCACGCAGAACGAGATCAACGTGCTGGCCATGAAAAAGAGCCTCACGTTCCAGGCGAACTATTACCAGGGCACGGCGAACGCTGCGGCCTACCGGCTCATCCTGAGCGTGCTGGCCATGTCGGTCCAGGTGAACGGCGGCGTCAACGCGATCGGGATCGCCAACATTCTGCAGGATGACCAAACCGTAAGTGCCGTGGGGACCGTGACGTGAGCAACAAATCCAGCCTTTCCGACGTCGCGGCGAACGCCCAAGCGAACGCGCTCGCGGCGCTCTGCAACAGCGGCACGATCCGGTACTACTCGGGCGCGCAGCCCATCACGGCCAACACGGCAGTCACGGGCGCGAACACGCTGATCGGATCGACAGCGCTCCCGAACCCAGCCTTCGCCAGCGCGGTCGCCGGCGTACTCACGGCAAATGCGATCCCCACCGTCGCCGCCGGTGCATCGGGCGTCTGCACGTTCGCGCGGATCGTCGAGAGCAACGGCACGACGGTCGTGATGGACGTGCCGGTGGGCGTTCCTGGATCCGGCGCCGGCATCATCTTCTCGAACACGGCGATCAATAGCGGTCAGACGATCTCGTTCACCAGCTTCGTCTACAACGTCGTCGAGCAGTAAGCCCGAACAGGGGCACAACCCATCTCGGCGAATCCGCCCCGTGTAACGATCTATCTTCAGAGAGGCTTTTTGCATGGCAGGCGTAGGACCGCAGCCCGGTATTCTCGGGACCGTCAATGAGCAGCACGGCATCCTATGGGCCGCTGCCCGTCGCGGCAAGCTCTTCCGCGGTGGCAATCAGGCCGCCGTCGCAACCGCGCAGACCGCTGGCCTGCCGACGACCTATACCGGCGGCCTCATCCTCTACAACCCGCTCACCAGCGGCTGCTATCTCTCGATCCGTGAAGTGGCGTTCAGCTACATCGTGGCGCAGACAGCAGCCTCGGTGATTGGCCTGGGCGTTGCGCAATCGGCCTCGGCGCTGACCGGCACGCTCACGGTGGTCCCGAACGCCAACGCTCTCGTCGGCTCGGCCACCGTGTCGAAAGGCGTCCTGTACTCGTCGGCGAGCATCACGCTCCCGGTGGCTCCGGTACTTGTGGCGAATCTCGGCGTGCAGTTCACGGGTGCGATCACGACGATCCCGCTCGATGGTCCGAACATCGTCCAGATCGGCGGCGGCATCGAACTCGCGCCCGGCGGCTACATGGTGTTCACCTCATCGGCTGCCGGTATCGCCAACTCGTTTTTCGGAAGCTGCACGTGGGAGGAAATCACGCCGGGGCCCTAGGCCTTGTCGTGAAATCTCATGTCGTTTGGACCGGGCGCGGCCGGACAGAACTCAACGCTCAACGTGGCCGCGTCGACCGTCATCGCGACGACGCCGGCCACGGGCCCGAAGCGGACCCTCTTCACGATCGTCGTCACCACGGCTGGCGCGGCAGGCGCGGTGTATGACACGACCACGGTCGGCGCGATCGGCGCTGCGAACCTCATCGCGGTCGTTCCGGCCACGGTGGGCCCGGTCACGTTGAACTGGCCGTGCTCCGCGGGCATCGTCTACGTCCCCGGCGCGGCCCAAGTCGCCAATTTCTCCTGGACCTAATGGAAGGCTGAGCCGATGGCGTTAACCTCGCAAATCGTTACCGTCACCGCGTCGGTAGCCCAGGCCCCGACAGCTCCGACTCTTCAACAAGCCGGGGCGTTCGTGTCTGTCGGCGGAACGAGCCAAACGACCGGAACGCTCACCTTCTGCGCTAACGCGGCAGCGGTCACGGCGATCCTCTCAGCCACGGGCAACTTCGCCGAACTCACCAAAATGGCGACGACGTACTTCGCGCAGGGCACGGGGAACGGCGTCTACGTGCTCGAGCTGGGCGCGTCGGGCGGTGTGGTAGCCACGCAGATCGGCACGCTCGTCACCTACGTGGCGGCGAACCCTGGCCAGATCTACGCCTACCTCTTGCCGGCGACGTGGGATGCCTCGGGCGCTGCCGTCAACTCGATGGCGGCCACGTACTCATCGCCCACCGGCATGACGTACTTCTTCTCGACGTCGACCACGGGCACGATCTCGGCCTACACTGCGGTCAACAAGGCGAATTTCGTGGTCGTCCCGTCGCCTACGGCGGCCGGTACCGAGTTCCAGACGGCTGCGTTCTTCGCGCAGTGGCTTGCGAACAACCCGACCGCGGCGAACCCGATGAAGCCGATGAACTTCCGGTTCCTCTCGGGCGTCACGCCCTGGGCGCTCACGGGCGTCTCGGGCGGCACGAACAACTCGACGGTCACCACGCTGCTGACGGCGTTCGTCAACGTCGTGCTCAACGGCGCCGAGGGCGGCATCAGCAACGCGCTGATCCGCAACGGCACGACGATGGACGGAAATGCCGCGATGTTTTGGTGGGCGGTCGACTGGGTGCTCATCCAGTCAAAAGTCTTGCTCGCAAACGCCGTCATCAACGGCTCGAACGGTGCTCCGCTGCCGTACAATCAGTTCGGGATCAACACGCTGCAGACGATCGCTAACAACCTCGTCGCGGTCACCGGCACGTCGGAATCGATCTTGCTCAACGGCAGCGTCACGGCGGTCCCGTTCGTCACGTACACGAACGCGAATCCCTCGGCGTATGCGGCCGGCTCATACGGTGGCCTTGCAGCGACGGTGACGCCGCAGCTCGGCTTCCAGTCGATCCAGTTCTTCTTAACCGCGACGACTTTCGTTTGACCTATGGCTAAAAGACCAGCCGTAAGTCTCGCCATGACGGCGCACCATGCTAAGCGTCGGGCTGAACGCATCGCGGAGGAAGATCGCACTGGATTAAAACGATGCACGAAGTGTCAGCAATCGCTGCCGTTATCAGAGTTCTTCCGCACGAACACGGAAATTCGTGGGCGTGTCGCTCGCTGTCGTTCGTGCCAAGTGGCGTCCCGGAAGGCCTGGAACGATAAAAACCGCGCAGCCTTCCTACGCGGCGAACTACAAGCGTTAACCGAGGCTCGTTGTTCATGTTGCAAAGAGACTCTTCCGGCATCTCACTTTTCGAAAAATCATGGAGAAAAGGGAGGCTTGCAAAATGTATGCCTTCTCTGTGCGCGGATGCGGAAATACGGTCTTACCAAGCAAGAGTATTTCACGCTTCTTGAATCACAGGGTAACCAGTGCGCGATTTGCCGGGATGAGTTCAACGCCGAGGCAAAGTGGCGTGGATCACCAGCGGTCGACCATGATCACGAAACGGGAGCGGTGCGCGGCCTATTGTGCCTTCACTGCAACACCGCGCTCGGCATGGTAAACGATAACCAAGACGTGTTGCGCGGAATGCTGCGCTATCTCGAAAATCACGAAGCTAAGTCATTAGCAGAGGAGACCGCATAATGGCATTCTTAGGCCTACCGGGGCTGGCTCCGAACATCACGCAGGGCAATCTCAACAAGGTTGCCACGCATCTCGTTGTGGCGAGCTTCCCGGCGCTTTCGGTTAACGCGAGCTACATGGGCAAGAGCATGTGCAAAGTCACGCTCGACAGCCCGTTCGTGCAGCAGATCGGCACGGCAACGCTCTTCGTGAACAGCCCCGAGCCCTACGTGATGGGGCACATGACGGTCTCGCTGCTGCGATCGCAGTCGCTCGCGAATCTGTGGATCACGCAGGCGCAAACGCAGGCCACGCTCGGCACCGTGCAAATCTTCTCCGACTCGACCGTGTTCTCGGCGCTCTCGGTGCTGAATTGCTCGATCACCGACTTCGACCCCGGCGCCTTCGACGGCACGGATCCCGTCGTGTCCGTGACCGTGAGCGGCGGCTTCCCGGTGAACTCCTCGATGTGGGGCTCGCTGACCGGTGTGCTAACTACCCTGGTCTAAATCTTGTCTGCATCAAGGCGACAGCGGCGCTCCGAGAGGGGCGTCGTTTTCGTTTCGGCAACCCTTGCGCCATGCAGATCAATCCGACGAACCTCAACCTCACCATCCCGATTCGATTCGACGGTGAGGGCAAGCCCACGACCTACGCCTACCACATGCCGATCTCGCGCGAAGTGTTCGAGGCAAACTACCGGCTCATCGGCGGCACGCTCGCGATGCTCCAATCGAAGAGCGTCGGCACGAACGTCGTCGACGTGGCCACGCTGGCGCTCAAGGATATCGGCCGGCGCGATGCGCGCGAGTGGGGCTTGCCCGAGGGCCTCGACGTCGAGAGCGGCGGCATGGCCGTTCCGCTGCTGGCCGAGCTAAAGCGGCTCACGCAGGTGATCGCGCCGACGACCGGCGGTTTCACGCCGATGCCCGTGGACGTTGCCCTCAGCACGCGCGTGATCGATGCGGCCGACTGGGCCGAAGCAGAGGCGGCGCTGGTATATTTTACTGCTGGCTACAGCACCAAGCGCCGCAATCTTCCGATCGTAGCCGCGGATTTAGCTTTACCGCTACTGGGGTCTATCACGTCGTTGCCGCCTATGGAGTGGGCCGCATCCTTGCAGACGTCGACCGAGGCCGCACCTATCTCCCAGCCCCCGGCAGCGGAAACGGCGGAACCGGAAGTTCCTCAATAATCGCTGAGGCTCTCGACTGGATCACGGGCGAGGGCTTCGGCGAGGTGATGGCGTTCCTATCGGGCAGCCGATTCGAACACGGCACGGCGCTGCAATATCGCGAGCGGTACGCCGCGCAAGTCATCCCCGCACTCATCCGTGCGGGGCTCCTCCACCGGCACTAGCGAACAGGAAGAGCCATGCCGACCAAGCCGGTCATCTCGATCGACGTCGACGCTAGCAAGTTCGACGCTTTCTACGCGCTCTTCAGCGAGTACCAGGGCAAACTCGCTGAGCAGCCCGCGGCATGGGACGCTCTCAACGAGTCGATGGCTGGCGCCGGCGAGACGCTCAAGACCGGTGCGCACGCCGGTGAGGACGCGCTCGAGAAAGCCTCGGGCGCTGCGGAGCGGATCACCGTTCATCTGCGCCAGGCCGGCACGCAGCAGCAGTTCTTCAGCCGCGCGACCAAGGAGCACGCGCGCGGCTTTGCCGACCTCAGCCGGGCAGGTAAGGGCGCGTGGCAGGCCATCGGCGGCGCGGCCGACGCTTCACTCGCAAAGGTCGGCAGCGGCCTCTCTGGCGTGCTCTCCGCGCTCGGGCCGATCGGCATCGCCGCAGGCACCGTGCTGGCCGGCGCGCTCGCGGCTGGCGCAGCGGCAAAGACGCTTGCTGACGCCGCGGTTACCCGCCAGCGCTCAGCGTTCGGCCTGGGCACCACGACGGGCCGCCAGGCCAGCTTTAGCGTCTACGGGCAGCAGTTCTTCGGCGATGGCCAGCAGGCGCTGCAATCGGCCGCAAACGTGCAGTCGAACTTCGGCAACGCCGGCGCGCTCGGTGCGCTCGGGATCGACTTCAACAAAGCGCGCGGCATGTCGAAGTCCGACCTCGCGTTCGAGATGCTCAAGAGCGGCGTGCGCATCGCCAACGCCTCGCCCGATCTGCCGCTGGGCAACAACCCGCTGCTCGCGCAGTACGCCGCGCTCACCGGCGACAAAGACTTCGACCAGCTGCGCAACGCGCAAGAGATGCTCAAGACCGACCCGCGTGCGCTCGACAAAGCGCAGGCGGATACGAACCGCAACACCGACCGGATGGAACTCAACCGCGGCGCCGTGGCGAATTCCGCGCTGCTCAAGAAGGCTGTCGAGGGCGCCGGGATCGCCGGGCAGAGCTGGGCGGTCAATAACCTATCCGGCGCAGATCCAGCGATCGCGAAGGGGCTCGACGCCATCTCGGGTGACAAGGGCGCGCAGGCATCGATCGGCTCGGCCGTCACGCGCGTGGCAGACACGATCGACAAGAAGGCCGTGCCGGCGCTCGAGAACTTCAACCACGCCCTCAACGTCTCGAGCGGCGGGCTGCTGCACAACGCGAAGAGCGCGCTCAACGACGCGAACGCCTGGGTCAACGAAAAGACCGGTGGCTTCGGGACCACGGGCGGCATGATGATGGGGCCCGGCGGCAAGCTCATCCCCGTGCCCAAAGGCGGCGCCGGCAAAGGCGATCCCAAGGACCCGACCAACGCGATCCTCTCCGTGGCGAACAAACTCGGCGTCGATCCGCTGCTCGCGCTCGCTGGCGCCGGGCATGAGTCCGGGCTCAATCCGAAATCGCGCGTGCGAGACTTCTACTCGGACGGCTCGTTCGCGGGCTACAGCACAGGCCTCTATCAGCTCAACGACAACGGCATGGGCCATGGCATGTCGGTCGCCGATATGATGGACCCGACGAAGAACGCGATGAAAGAGCTGCCAGAGTACGCGCGCGTGGCTAAGGCGCACCCGCACTGGTCGCCCGGTGAGATCGCCTTCTCGGCTGAGGGCGCTGCGGCCGGCCCGAACGGTACGTGGAAAAAGTCCTACATCGACGATGTAAACGCACGCTACGCGCGGCTCGCCAATCAGCAGCGGAACTCGCGCCCGCCCACGGTCCTCGTCGAAGTCAGCAACCCGACGCAATCGCGCGTTAGCGTCTCTGTGAAAGCAGCGCATCCATGAGTGGTGTCGGAAGCCTCATCTCGTCGGCCTCGAGCGCGGCGTATGATCTCGCCTATCAGGTCTCGCCGATCATCTTGCAGGGCGGCATCTTTCCCACCGGCGTGCAGGTGCCGATCATCCAGCTCTACGGCCAGCAGAATCTACTGATCTCGATCGTCAACGCGGTCTCGGGTGCGAACCCGTCCCCGTCGCAATTCTTCGCGACGTATCTACCGCTTCCGGGCTCGACGCTGATCGCGAATCAGGTCGGCATGTATCCGTTCGCGAACCGTCAGGTGGCCGCAAACGCGGTCATCCAGCAGCCGCTCACGCTCTCGATGCTGATGATCGCGCCCGTGAATCAGCCGGGCGGCTATCTCATCAAACAGGCCACGTTCACCGCGCTGCAGGGCACGCTCGCGCAGCACAACGCGGCCGGCGGAACGTACACCGTGAACACGCCCGCCTACCCGTACACGAACCTCCTGATGACCGGCATGAGCGACGTCACATCGGGCGACGGCAAGCAAAAGCAGATCGAGTGGCAGCTCGACTTCATCCAGCCGCTCATCACGCAAGCGCAGGCTGCGCAGGCGCAGTCGAGCCTCATGGCTGCGCTGACGAGTGGCGGGCAGATCACGAACGCGAACTGGTCGGGGCCGCAGAACTGATGATCACGATCGCGTTCACGCCGAACAACAGCGCGGCGCCGCCGTTCCAGGTGTCGGTAACGCTCGATGGCGTCAGCTATTTGATGATCACGATGTGGAATACGTATTCGCAGCGCTGGTACGTCAGCCTCAATGACCAATCTGGCAACGTGATTATCAACCAGCCTCGCATCGGGTCTCCACAGGGCTTTGATATCCCGCTCTTTCCAGGGATGTTCAAAACTTCGACGGTCGTTTATCGCGTTGGCACGAATCAGTTCGAGATCGGGCCCTAGCCGTGGGCCGCTTCTACTTTTTGTAGTATAATCGTCCCATGAACCCGGACTGCGGCATTTACGCAATCGTATCGCCAAGCGGCAAGAAGTACATCGGGCAGACAGCATCGTTCAAAAAGCGATGGAGAGAGCACCGGAATGCGCTGAATCGTGGAGATCATCGCTGCCGCCCCCTGCAGCGCGCCTGGAATAAGTACGGCGCTGAGCGGATGGTTTTCATAGTCCTCGAAGTCGTGGCTGTCGAAAACCTCAACGCGCACGAGCAAGCACAGTTTAATGCCCATACGGATGCCGGGCTCTGGCCGCTGCTCTACAACACCTCGTTCTGTGCTGAGGCCCCGCGTCGGGGTAGCACGAACTCGCCCGAAGCAGTAGCAAAATCCGTGGCCGCCAAAAAGGCCAACGGGACCACGGGCAAGGGCGTCCCTCATAGTCCCGAACACATCGCCGCCATGAAGGCTGCGTTGCCGAATGGCTCCAAGCACCACGCCGCCCGGCGTGTGGAATGCTCAAACGGGATGACGTTCGACGCAATGAAGGCTGCGGCTGACTGGCTAAGAGAAAACGGTCATCCCCGCGCCTGGGCATCCAAGATTAGCGCCTGCTGCCACGGCGGCAAATTCCGCAAAACCGCTTACGGCTATGCGTGGAGGTTCGTGTCATCGGACGTTTCTACAGCATAGAAATCTCATCGCTCGCGACACCCGCAACGGCAGCCGCAGCCGGCGGCACGTCAACGATCGGCGGCGTCTCGAGCGCGCTGACCTACACCTCGGTCACGAACGGCGTTTTCAACCCGGCGGCGCTGCTCGTTGAATTCGACTTCTTTTCGTACATGAACGCCGCGGCCGGTACCGATGGCGCGACGATCACGATCCACGGCGTCGGCCTATCGAATATCTCGCAAGCGCAGAAGTTCACCGGCCGCAACGTGCGCGTAAGCGCGGGCATGTCGGGCGGCCTTGGGCTTGAGGACCCGACGCAGAAAGGCTTGATCCTCAGCGGACAGATTCGGCAAGCGTGGGCAAATTGGATCGGCACCGAGATGGACCTCAACCTGCTCGTTTTCCCGTCGCTCTACACGTATGGCACGCCGGGGAACTTCGTCTTAAATTGGATCACGGGAACATCGCTTCAAGATGCGTTGACCGTTGCGCTGAACACGGCGTTCCCGAACGTCGGCATTGTGTTCAATTTAAGCAAGACGTACACGCTCGGGCGCAGCGTTCAATCGCTGCATAATACGCTCTCGCAGCTCGCCGCGCTGGTGAAGTCGACGACCGCAACGCCTGGCTTTTCCGGCGTGACGATCTCGACGCCGATAAACAACACGATCGTCGTCTCGGACAATCTCAACGTGACCGGGCAGCAGCAGCCGAAGCAGATCAAATACACCGACCTCATCGGCCAGCCGACGTGGGTGAACACGGCCTCGATGATGGTCACGACGGTGATGCGCGGCGATATCCAGGTCGGCAGCGTCGTCACGATGCCGCAAGGTCCCGGCGGCCCCGGCCAGGTCACGCTCGCGGGCGTCGGCAGCTCCGGGCAATCCGTGCAGCCGTCGAACATCAACTACGCGACGGCCTTCCAGGGTCAGTTCCAGGTCAACGCGATCCGGCAGATCGGGAACTCGCGCGATACCGGGCCCACGGCGTGGGTGTCGGTGTTCGAATGCTTGCCGCTCACGACGACGCAGATCGCGCCGACCACGGCCACTCCGGGGGCATTTGCATAATGGGTGACGATACCAAACTTTGGCTGCAGCGCGACATTCAGCAACTCGCAAAGGCCGCCGCACTCGAGGCCATCCAGTCCCAGGGCGGCGTGGCGTTGCCGTGTCAGGTGATCGCGCTCAACCCGAACAATCCGGCGACGGGTGCTCCGCTCGGGTACTCGTTCGTGCAGGTCCAGTTCCAGGTGAATATCCCGTACACGCTACCGGACGGCACGACGGGCACCTACAACCTGCCGCCGCTGATTCTCCCGAAGGCCGAGCCGCAGTGGCTACGCGCTCCCACGCAGATCGGCGACATGGGGATGACCCAGGCGCTTGACACGTCGCACGGTGGCGTCAGCGGTATGAGCGCGGGCGTTTCGGACCTCGGCACGGACTACGGCAATCTCTCAACGCTCGTCTTTGTGCCAGTGGGGAACGCGAACTTCGGAGCCTCACCCGATCCGAATCGGGCCTGGGTGAATGGCGTCCACGGCGCGGACGTATCGGACACAGCGCAGACCGCGACCCACACCGTGGCCGTGCCGACGCCCGGAACGCCCGGATCGATCGCATCGACGATCCACAACGCGGCCGGCACGGGTGCCACAACCGTCTCGCACACCCTCGACGGCCTCAACAACAAGATCACGCACGCGCTCACGAACGCCACGGGCACGGTCCAAACGATCGTCGACGGCAACGGCAACGCGATCAGCCACATCGTGCCGACCGGCGGCATCGTCGGCATCGGCGCGCTCGCATCGGCGCTTGCCGCCGGCCGCGCGATTATCCCGCACGATGATCTCAAGAGCGCGGTCGAGGACGTCGTGAATACCTCGATGGTGAAGCTCATGGCCCAGGTCGGCGTATCGATCGGCGCTACGTCCTCAACGTGGTCGACGGCGCAGGGACTGCTCGCGACCATCTTCGGCGCCTCGACGTTCGTGACGAACATTCCAGGCATCTTGCCGACCACGCCGCCGGGCTCATCGAAGGCGCGCGTCTCCACGTAAGGGCGAGCGGGCAAGCCGGGCGAATAGGCCTGCATGATTCGCGCATGGGGCCGCGTCGGGCAGGTCAACGGCGTCGGCGGTACGTGGACGCTCGTTCAAACCGCGCCCAACGGCGACAACTCGATGGTCTATCTGACCGCGCTCTGCCAAACGCTCAAGCTGAACCTCGGCGAAAGCCCGTTCTGGGCAAACAGCGGAATCGACGGCCCCCAAGCGGTGATGACGCAGATCGCCCCAGACTTCTACGCCACGCAGGTCCAGACGTTTTACTCCCCGTTCTTCGCCTCGCTCATCATCAGCCGCGTGCTAGGTATCAAAATCCCGACCTACACGGTGCGCGCGGTGACGTTCGCAGGTGCCGTTCTTACCGCGACGGTAGCCACCTGAGATGAGCGGACTGCCTCTTCTTTTCACGTCTACGGGACCAGTCGCAACGCCGCCGGCCACGCTTCAGCAAACGCTGATCGCGGGCGTGGCGGCGACGAATCCGGGATACACGGCCAATCTGCCAGGGTTGCTGATTGAGGATATCTCGAGCACCGACGTGGGTGCCCTGGTTCTCATCGATCAAGCTCGCGTTGATGCGGTGAGCAACGTCAGCCCCTATGCGTCGAATCCGTTCGTGCTGGCACAGCAGGGCCAGATGCTCGGGATCGTTCAAGGCGGCGCAGCCAACGGCAGCTCATTCGTGGTCTTTACGGGATCGCCAGGTTATGTGATCCCACCCGGATTCATTGTCGGCGATGGCACAAACCAATATGTGATTGTTGATGGCGGCGTGGTCGCGACCGGCGGATCATCGCAATCGCTTTTCGTGCAGGCAACGAACACGAACACCTTCGCCATTCCGGCCGCGACCATCACACAAGTCATCACCTCAGTGCCGAGCCCGTACACGCTCACGGTGACGAACCCGCTCGCGGGCGTTCCGGCGCAAGCGATGGAAACGACGTCTGCCTATCGCGCGCGCATCTTACAGGCGATGAACGTCTCGATTCAAGGCACGCCAACGTATCTCAAGACGTTGCTCGAAGCCGTCCCAGGCGTCTCCGCGCGGCTCGTCTCTGTGCGGCAGAACGGTGTGAATTGGGAAGTGATCGTCGGCGCCGGCGATCCGTATCAAGTCGCGGGCGCGATCTACCGGGGCGTGGGCCAGATCGGGATGCTCGTCGGCTCAGCGACTACCGTGCGCAATCAAACCGTCTCGATCTACGATGCTCCCGACACGTACACGATCATCTATGTGGTCCCGCCGACCCAAATCGTGACCATCTCATGCGTCTGGAACACGACGCTCTCGAGCTTCACGGCAGCTGCGTCCGTAAACCAACTCGGAAGTCTTGCCATCCAGGCATACATCAACAGCATCGTGGTCGGGCAGCCAATCAATCTGCTTGTGCTGCAAGAGCAATTTCAAGCCGCGATCGCACCGGTACTTCTTCCGGTCAACCTAACGACGCTCACCTTTGCCGTAAGCATCAACGGGACACTCACGCCGCCGACAGCCGGCACATCGCTCATCCCGTCAGACCCTGAAAGCTCGTTCAGCATAAGCGCTGCGGGCGTTACCATCGTACAGTAGGAGCACTCACCATGGCTGGCACCGGAATCACGATCGGCAACCTTCCGGCGAACGCTACGCCCGCGTCGTCGCTCTTTCTCGTCACGGACGATGGGTCGGCAAACACGACCAAATCGACAATCGCCGCCGCCGTGCAAGCAGTGATCGGTACGTTGCCGCTATCGGTCGCAAATGGCGGAAACGGCATCGCCAGCCTTCCGAACTCCGTCACAGCGCTCTCAGCGAGCGGCACATTTACAAGCGCTGCGAACTCTTCGACGTCGACGATCTATCAAGTCCGTGCGGTTGCGGCAGGCGGCGGCGGCGGCGGGGCAAACGGCACCTTCGCACCTGGCGGTGGCGGTGGCGCGGGCGGCTATTTTGAGGGCTACTTCACGGGGCTCGCTCCGAGCACAGGCGTTACGATCACCGTCGGGACGGGCGGAACGTCGGGTGCAAATACCGGTGGAACCGGCGGCACCGGCGGATCGACCATCCTCGGAGCACCATGGAATGTCACCGTTACCGGCGGCATCGGCGGTGGCGGATCAACGTCTGCGACAGCGGGGATCGGTCCCGCTGGCGGCGTCGGTGGAGCCGTGAGCGTCGGCACCCCTGCGGTCACCATTACGGGTGCGACCGGCAGCCGCGGCGTGGGCGTATCTGCGGCTGTGGCGCTTGCCGGGCAAGGCGCCGACTCAATCTTCGGAGCGGGCGGCATCGCTAGCGCTGGCAGCTCGGCAGCGGGCGGCAACGGCATCACGCCGGGTTCGGGTGGTGGCGGCGGCGCTGGCGTAACCTCAGCCGGCGGCGTAGGCGCTCCTGGATATGTGATCATCGAACGGCTCACGGCCTAGCCTTGTTCATCACGACCGAGGGCGGTGCGCCACTGCTCACAGAGACGTCTGGACTCCAGATCCTTGTTGCTGGGCCAACGCCACCGTTGCAGAACATCATCCCATCGTATCTCTATCAAGAGTATTACGATGATTCCGATCTGCAAGCGTTCGCCGCGTCTTACAACGCGATCGCGCAGGGCTACCTCAATTTTTTCAACCAGACGCCGCTCTCGGTTTACACAAACCCGAACGTCTCTGGTGCGCTACTCGATTGGGTTGGAGAAGGCATCTACGGGATCTCACGGCCCGTTTTCTCAAGCCTCACACGGAAATTTCGAGCTGGTCTGGGCGCGCTGCCTCTGGGCACGAAAGCACTCGCTGAGGGCAACCTCTTCCAGAGCGGTTCGGCGACGAGCGCCACGGATGATTACTATCGCCGCGTTCTGACGTGGTGGCTCTACGTGGGCAATGGCCGTCAATTCAACATCGAAGTGCTGCGGCTCAAAGTCGCCCGGTTCATCTACGGCACGAATGGGACGGACGTGACGCTCTCACAGGCGCAGGCGATCCATATCACCGCTGATCTTGTGTCGCCTTTGGCGGCACCGACGCTTTCCGCGACTGCCGGCGGCTCAATTCCCGCGCGTACCTACGGCGCCTGCACGACCTATGTCAATGCCATCGGAGAGACCCTCGCTGGGCCTCCCGCATCGCTCACGGTCGCTGCGAACAACGTGATCGTAGTCAACAGCCCGCCACCCCTTGCAGGCGCTACGGGCTGGTATCCATACGTGGGCGTGCTCTCAACGAATCCCACGAAATTCAAAGGCGCGCTGGGAACGCTTCCCCTCGGATATGCGCCTCTTGCTGGATCCAATAAGCGCGTCGTCGAGCCGCTCACGCGCCAGATCGGCACGAGCATCCCGATCGCCATCGGCACGAACTGGACGGAGCCCACCTCGGGCCTCATCGTGGGAGCGGCGTTGCCGACAACGAACACCAGCAACACCGTGGGCAACTTCATCATCACCGTGCCCGCCGCAGCAGGCGCAGCGTCATCCTATTTTCAGCAAGCCTTTAACCAGGGGCTACTCTCTTTTCCGTTCACCTTCACGGCTACGGTGGTAATTGCATGAGCACGAACTTCGTCTACTCGAACTTCTTCAACAGTTCGCTCGCCGCGCCGATCGTGTCCACGTCAGCAACGACGATGACACTTTCGTCGACGACGAACGCGCCGACAATCACGGGTGGCCAAATCTGGGCCGTCGTGCTCAATGACGCCGCCACGCAGAGCGTTTTCGAGATCGTTTACGTCACCGCGCGCACCGGCGCTGTCTGCACGATCACGCGCGGGCAAGAAGGCACCGCGGCAGCGACATGGCTAGCAAATGATTACGCCTACGCGCCCGACACCGCCGGCATCCTAGCCAACTTTGCCCTGGCGAGTGTGGCTGGTGCAACCGCGATCGATACATCGAGCACCGCTCAGACGAAGATTGGAACACTCCAGGTTAACGGAGCCTTTTCGGCGGGTGGTACGGGAAGTTCAACGGCTGGAGATATCACGGCGAGCCGCTCATCCGTTTTAGGCCTCTACGCTTTTGGAACAAGCGCCGCTCACTCGCTTGACTTTGGTATCACAACGGCAAACACATTCACGTTTAGCGATAATGTCAAAGCACAGAATCTTATCGATACGAATACGGCGAATCAAGTCATCACGTCGACAAAATCGATTACTAGCGTTTTGTCGGTTTCCGGTTCTTCTGCGCGACTCGTTCTGACTGGCACCGGCACGAACGGCTTATACGTTAGCCCAAATACCGATACGCAATCCGGTACGTTCGTGATCACGAACGCGGCGATTTCGCAAAACCTTTTGAACTTCACGCAGGTCAATTCGTCGGCCGGTCAGTTAAACGTAGCCGGTCAAATTGTGACGTTCGCAGGCGGAACATTTTCGAACCCCGGAAGTGGGTCAGGCGATATGGTCGTGCAACGCAGCAATGCAGGTGGCGTCATATTCATGGGCGGAGCCGCGAACTCGGGGTCATTGGATTGGAACGTCAATACGAGTGCTCAGTTCACGTTCCGCAATACAGGCGTCGGCTACGGAGCCGTCACTGGCGCCACATATACGACGATCTCGGATGCATCGATCAAAACGAACATCAAACGGATTGACGCAGCAACCGCTACTATTTTGGCTCTAAAGCCGGTGACGTACGATCACGTCAACGAGGACCAGGCGATCGGCGGACCGGGCATCGGCTTCATCGCCCAAGACGTAGAACTAGTGCTGCCTGCACTCGTAACGACGCTCAGCGACAAGAAAAAGGGAGTCGCCTATCACGGCTTCTCCCCGATTCTCGTTGCTGCGTTTCAGGAATTCTACGCTGAGTTCAAGGCCTATAAGGCCGCGCATCCCTAGAACGGATACGTCCCGTCCACGTTCGCGTGCAGCGACATCCCGCTCGCGGACGACAGCAAACCTTGGCCCGCGCCGGCAGTCAGATAGATCTTGGCGAAGCCACCGTCGCGGGTGGCGATTCCGTAGACCTGGCCACCAATCGTGCTCGGCATCGGATAATTTACATTCGATACCACAAAGGCAATCGCGGCAGTGATCGTCGGCATGATCGTTTGGGTCAGACCGAATTGGTCTTGTACGGGCTGGCTATAGAGCACGGCTCCCATCGGGAAGACGAGATTGTTATTCGTGCAGTCAGCGTACACGTCGCTTGTGGCCTTCGTCGCTTGCGCGACTGGCACGCCGCCGACGTAGGCAAACCCGGCATTGCATGCAATCGTCCAGCCGTCGTAGATGTACGCGTGTGACGAACTTATTGTGCCGTCGGCGAACGCGACGGTGATCGTCTGTTTTCCAACCGGCTTGCCGTTGGCAGATGACGTACCAAATTCCCAGCCGAGCGGATGCGCGATACAAACGGCCGATACGGACCCAATGCAAGACAGCGGCGCGAAGGCCGGATTCGAAATCGGCAGATTGCCAGAAGGCGTAATCGTGCCGCTCGTTTCGGGAATGTCTTGCTGGGTCTGCGCGTTCATTACCCAGACAGCTTGGTCGCCGGCCCAGGATGCGACCATACCGGATGACTCAACCAGGATCGGGAGACCGTTCTCCGTGCCTTGCGCGAGGATGCGTGCCTGCGTGCGAGAGCGCGCGCGCGCCGTCGAAAGTTGCGCAGCAGTCGCAGTCAGCGGTGCCCCGCCCATGACATGTAGCGCGAGTGGGACTGCTGTAGCGGTCGCTATAGCAGTCGCTGTGGGTGTTGGGTTCGGTGTAGCGGTCGGCGCAGCCGAGGCTTTCGCGGTTGGCGATGATGTGGGTGCTGGCGTTATAACGGGGAGCGGGGTTGGACTTGCTGAACCGCCACCACCACACGCGGCAAGCGCGATCATGGCGAGGAGCGGGAGGGTTCGGAGGCATTTCATTGCGGGGGTTCTTCTTTCGGTGGCTCTGCGGCCACAGGTTCGAGTGCTTTGAGGGTGTCTGCGTTCTCGGCGATGCGGCCCTGGACGAGCGCGATTTTGCCGCCGAGTTCGTTGAGGAATTGCTGGCTGCGTGCGTACTGCGTTTGCAGCGCCGTATGTTCGGCTTCGAGTTTGGCCTGGCGCTCTTTGGCGAACGCGAGTGCGTCAATGGGTGCGGTCACTTCTTCACCGACGCCTTGAGGCGAACGACGATCTCGCCGTTGAGCGAGCGTTCATTCTTGTCAGCGGCGTCTTGGAGGGCTTTTTTCAAGGGCGCTTCGACCCGGATACGGATTTCTTCCATGCCGCATTTTAGACCCAATCTGCGGCAGAGTCAACCCATCGTTGCGGGACCGATTCCTAACGTGCCGAACACCTGCAATCCATGAGCCAAGATGCGGGAACTTGGGACCGGCGCGATATGGACGGGCGCCTTCAGCGAGTGGAGGTCGATTTGGCGGTGATGAAGGCAGATCACATGCAAATCAAGACCGATATGCGAGAAGTGCGGACGATGCTCGACAAGTCGGCTGATCTGCAAGCGGCGATTTTGCGGGCCGTTACAGCCACGCTTATCACCACGCTGGTGGGCGCGCTCGGGTTCATTCTCTGGCAGGTCTACACCCATCCCCACGGGTTCGGGCCGTGAATTTCGTCAACGGGCCCAAGTAGGTGCCGGTCATCAACGCGGCAGGACTCGCGCTCATTGAATCGTTCGAAGGGCTCTCGCTCACGGCGTATCCAGATCCCGGCACCGGCGGTGATCCGTGGACGATCGGCTACGGCCATACCGGACCCGACGTGCACAAAGGGCTGACGATCACCAAAGAGTACGCCCAGGTGCTGCTCGCCAAGGACTGCGTGACCGCCGAAAAGCGCGTTGCCAGCCTCATCCAGATCACGCTGACGCCGAACCAGTTCTCGGCCCTGGTGAGCTTCGAGTTCAACACTGGCGCGCTAGGATCGTCGCCTGCGCTGGCGCTCATCAACCAGCACCAGGGTGCCGATGCGTGGGAGAACCATCTGTGCCTCTACGTGCACGGTGGCAACGGTGAGGTACTCGAAGGCCTAGTGCGGCGCCGCGCGGCCGAATACGCGCTCTGGAACACGCATTGAAGGCTCCGGTCGATATCGCCGCGCTCGCCGGGTTCGTTGCCGGCGGCGGCCTAGCGGGCGTCACGGCGCTGGCGGCGGTCATCGACCCGAAGCACGCCGTGCTCTACGCCGCAGGCATGGGTGCGGTGATCTCCGTCGCGGGCTTTGTGCGGACGTGGGCGAATCCCACGGCAACGAACACCGTGCAGGTTTTCGATCGGAACACCGGCTCGACGGTCGATATCAAGACGACCTCCACGCCATCCCCGGAACCCGCTGCCGCTCCCGTCTACGCGAAAGGCTCACCATGACCAACAACGTCAACCCGATCCTCCAAGCGCGCTTCGGTGGAGCTGCCGCCGTCGCAGCGGTCGCGGGCGAGCAAGCCGCAGAAGCCGAACAGCCGATCGAGATCGCGTCAGCGGTCGAACCGCCGGAGACGGCAGAAACGGAAAAACACGAATGACGCTCACTCCCGCCGAAAAACAGCAAGTCGAAGCCGCCGTCGACACGTTCCTCGAATCGCCGCAGGTGCAGACCGGCGTGACCACCTTCATCGCCAACGCCGAGGCGCAGGGCGTGAAAGTCATCGACTCCATCATCGACAACGCCAAGGCCGGCGGCCTCCTGGGCGGCGTGATGAACGCGCTCAAGGGCAGCGCCGAAGGCGAGATCAACACGCTCGTCTCGTCGCTCCCGCCGGCAGCGATCGCGATGCTCGCGACCAAGGGCATCGAGAACGAACTGAAGTCCATCCTCGGCGCGTAAATCAAACGGGGCCGTGCAAGGGAGCCTCGCTGGAGACAGCGGGGCTTTCGGCTTTTGTGGGGTAAGGTGAGCGCATGCGCGGACTGTTAGCCTGGCTCAACGTACCCGCCACCCTTGCACGTATCGAGAGGAACACCCGGATCATCATGTCACAGGATCAAGATTTAGCCACCGCTGTCTCTGACCTCACCACATCGGTCAGCACCGAAGCGGCAGACATTGCAACGCTGCTTCAAAGCTCGCCGGTCGCGACCAGCGATCCCGCTGTCGCCAACGCGATCACGAAGCTGCAAGCGCTCAAGACCTCAGTCGATGCCGCGGACGCCGATATCAAGGCGAAGATCCCCGCAGCGCCGGTCGAAGCGGCACCGGAAACGCCCGCTCAGTAATCTACCCACCGCCGTGGAATGAAAGGGCCCCGCGAAAGCGAGGCTCTTTTTATTGGATGACGAGCAACAGCAATTTGAGGATATTATTCATCTGGCATGATGAACTCGCGCGGTGTAGTGCACTCGCATCCTTCGGCATCACAATGCTCTCCGGGGTGAGGGTAGGCTGGATGCTCGCGCCAATCGTGGCCGCAGTTCATACACATTTCATCAGAGGCCATGGTTACGCCTCATGTGGGATTGCTATGAACCCGAGGCCGTTTCTGGCGGCACGTCGGAGCGCGGTTTGGCCTTGAGATCCGAGAGCCATCAAGCACGTCCCTTGTGCTGGCGACTTTCCGGGGTTGCCGTCCGCGTCGATGAATTGAAGCTTTGGCGAAACGAATAGCAACAGGTGAGCGCGCGGCGCGAAGGTTTGAAACCACGGGGCCGATGTGCGGTCAGGCACAAGCGCGATGCCGTTGTTATGCTTGAAGAATTTCTCAAGCCAAGGCACAATGCCGTTGCGTCCGCCGAATGGCGGGTTCATCCAAACGAAGCCTTTCCAGCAACGGATGAGGCTACTGTCGGGAAAGTGCTGACGCGCGGGGATTTTGTCGCCGTGCTTTGCAGCGCACACGTCCAGGTCGAACGTGCAGCCCAACGCATCGAATACCCTCCGGGGCGTATACCATTCGTCGGTCGCTCCGACGCTTTGCTCATGTAGAGCCATTAGCGAACGTCTCTCATAATTTGCGTTATTTCTTGGTTATCGACCTTGTGGCACCAGCACACGCATCCGCCGGGCGGCGCGCAACAAGTTTGCGGTTGCGGGTCCGAGCAGTAATCCCAATGTGAGCGCGCAATCATCTCGCTCGTCGGCATCCTAGGTTGCGCCTGTTGAGCGAGCGCAACTAATTCCGGTAATGCCTCCGCAATCGAGTACGCGATCTGACCTTCCGACGCAAGTAGTTCGCCTCGCCCATTCGTGTACTTCATCACTATGGCTTCAATTGCGCTCTCGACTTTATCGCGCGCGGCTTTATCCTCAAATCGTTCTTTCTGTTGCTCGTTCACCGGGAACGAACACTTTCAAGTCGGTCGCGCATTTCGGCTAGAGGCAACCGATGGAAGCTCTTATGTTCTCCACGTAGTACGGCAGCCAGGGAGTCGTCTAGAAGCGCCGCTTCGTCGGGCTTCATATAGACGGCGCGATCAACGAGCATAAGTTCACTCTCGTCAAGCCACGACGACGCCCCAGGCCCCCATGACACATGATAGTCCGGTACGTCCGCAAAGGCCGTTTCGTAAACGATTCCTATTGCTTTGAACCCAGGACGCGATACGTGGTCTCCAATTTTGAATTTAGCCGTCAATACTGTTTTCCGTTGCTCAGTCATCTTCGACTCGATCATAGGTTAGTTCGAAAATCTCGAACTTGCACGGATAGAACTCGCCCTTCACGCCTTTGATAATCATATCGCTAGGCGAGCACTCCATGATGCCTTCGAGCGTCGGAATGTCGAGCACGCCGGACGTCGGCACATAGCCGAGGCCAGCGTTTACATATCCGTGAGGGTTGGGCAGCGTCGATAGATCGCCGAAGAACTCCAACACTTTCGGCATATCGCTCTCGCGTCCGGTCCATTGGATTGCGTCGATCACGACGGGCTTCTTGCGAAATTTCATAGGTCTTCAAATCCTCGTTATCGGTCGTCGTGTAAACTGCTGCGAAATGCAGAACCAGAAATGCGCAGAGCCATGCACCATGAAGCATGTTCAGCCGCAATGCGCGGCGTGCAATTACATACGCCAGGCGTCGGCCTCTCGGGCTGCGCCTGTTGGGCGAGAGCGGCACACAACTCGCGGATAAGCAAACACGCGGTCGTCTCCGCCTCCTCGTTGCTCTGTGATTTCCATCGCGGAGCATTGCGAACGTAGTTCTGCGCCCGTGCGACCAACTCAACGTATGACAGTTTCAAGATTTACCTATTCCCTTGTAATCGTCGCGCACCGTTCCGTCATCGGGCGGAGAGTTAGGCCCGAGCAAAGCGTTTAACGCATCGTGCTCTACCTTGCGCTTCTTGCAGCGATCAAGCCAAAACTCAAGGACAGCGCGGTGAGGGTCAGCTAGGTCGCCAATCTTGTTGAATAAATTCTCATACCAACCGATGAGACAAATACCCGCGCCTGCAATGCAAGTCAAAGCGCCGATGCCAGCGAGGCCATAAATCAAGTACGTCATTTAAACAACTCACGAAAGGAACATT